TCAGTTAGTTTGCCGATTGCTTCAAGACCTCTCAAAGACCAGTCATCCCACACGTTCGGGTCAAGTCCCATACTGACAAGCATACCCTCACCCTCGGAAGTTCTGCCGAACCCACCGGAATAGGCATTGTATTTTGCAAGCTGATCACGGAAAGAACTCATGTATGAACCCTTAGACATCATACCGTTCCGGTATGCTCCGAGGGTTGCAACATTTTCAGCACGGATACTGTTATCAGCCGCCCATAAACGACCGCCTTCGCCCCATGCAATCTGCCCGTATTTCTTTGTAACCTGATCCTGCCATTCCCGTTCCCTTGCGGTTTTCATCAGATTTTCGAGTTCTTTTCCTTTTGGTGCTCTCAGTTTTTCTTCTTCAAACGCCTTTTTAAGTTCCTCAAACCTGTCAAGCACATTGTTTCCAAAGTCGGAAAGCAGATTCTTTTTCAGTCCTTTCTGGAACGCATCAGCAAGTTCTTCCATCGGAGTTTTGAGCTCTTCGAGTTTTTTCTTGTAAATACTTGCGTCCATATTCAGGGCTTCATGCTGTTGAATCAGTTCTTCCAAAGCCTGTTTCTGATTGTTGTATTCCTCCATTGGTTTCTGAACTTCATCGGTGATCTGCTGTTTTACGGCAAGGATCTTTTCCATTTGCTGACGCTGATCCCACAATGCTTTGAGTTCGGCATAATCCTGTTCTGTGAGTTTCACGCCTTTTTCAAGTGCCTGTTCTTTAATCTTTGCGACTTCTTCGTACCATTTTTCCGCATCACGGCTGATACCGATAAGGTTCTTATTTCCGCCGGGAACGGATTCCTCAAAAGTTTTCAGGATCTTCTTCGGGTTGTAACTGTCATAAAGATTGCCGCCGAGACCGACCATGTTCAGCCAGTCGATTCTGAACTTTTCTTTCTGACTGCCACCAGAACCGCCTGATTTGCCTTTCCTTCCGTCATTATCACCCTCGTTGCTCACCTCACCGGTTGTTTTCAGTTTGTTGTTATATTGTTTTAAACGTTCGTTTAATTCATCTGCCAGACCTTTGTACCCGACTTCACGAATCAGTCTTTCAATCTCCTCTTTTGTTATTTTGATTGATTCGCCGATAGTGTTAATCATGCCGTACATTATGCTGCCAAACTCGTCTTGCCACATCTGTGCTTTAAGCACATATTTATTAGACTGTTGTGCATAAGTTTTCAGATAGGTATTGAAACCGCCGCTCAGCTCTTTGAGAGAATTATCCATCTGTTTTTTGGATTCATCCGCCATTTGTTGCAATTTTGCTTCATTGTTTGTTCCTTTCATACTGTTGATATAATCGGTCATTCGCTGTTTGAACTGATCTGCAAACGTTGTACCTTCTATTGTTTTAACAGCCTCCCGTGATTCTTTTGCTATGTTGATAATTTCCTTTTCAATCTGCCGCATATTAACACCACTGTCTTTTAATATTGACGGCAAATCTTTTAAAGCATCAAACACTGTATCCTGAAACACTTGCATTTCTTTAGGATCTAAGCGCTTCTGCATTTGTTGCATAAAGTTATCAGAAATTTTTGATGTATTAAGATTCATAAAAGCATTGATAACGTTTTGCAGATTGTGTACCACGATTTCAGCAAAATCAGGATCTACAAAACCACCGTTTTTCATTTGCTCTTTTAATACACGGTATTCAACCAATGCAAGTTCATAACTATCTCTCGCTTCTTGAGAAACCGCTTGTTCAAGCGTACCAAGATCTCCTAAAGAAGAAAACAAGTCGGTAATCTTGTCCAATGCCTGAGTACCTTCGCCGCTCTTGCTGAAAAATTTTTGATACACGTCTGGTCTTTCATCGGCTGACGGAGCAACAACCTGTGAATATGTCTCAGACTGAACGAACTTAACAAGATAATCTTGCAAAGATCTCGTAAGCTCAATACTTTCTTTTTTACGTTGTTTCCCTGTGTATTCGTATCCTCTGGAAAGAGCTTTTAAATGAGTAACACCCGGTATGAAACCAGCCCATTCAGGAAGCGATTTTCCGATAATAGCCATGGTTTGCATACCAGTGGGATTTGCTTTTTCTTCTTTTTCTGTATCTTCTTTTGTTTTAATGCCGGAACGTTCTTTCAAATAATTCGCCATGCCTTTAGGGAGGTATTTGATATTTCCGAAATCAATACCGCTAATCTCATACAATACGGATAAAAATTCGTACCAACCCTCAAGATCGCCACCTTTACCAAAACGTTTAATAGCATCAATATTGCCTTTTAACGCTCGCTCAGTTTGTTCAAGCACTTCTGAAAAACGCATCCATAATTGCAACACGGCCTCAATCGCTATCATACCGCTAATAAAACCGGCCACGCCTTTCAAAGCGGCTCCAAGCGTTTTAACAGTGACTTTGAGACTTTCATAAGCAGCTTGAAGTCCTCTGACGGCACTCGCTTCGTTACGCAAATTGGCTATGCGATGAATTTCAGCGCCGATAGCCTTTCTTTGAGTAATAAGCAAGGCGGTTTCTTCCTGTGTAAGTCTGTGCGTGTTTTTACGAACAAATTCAGTTATTCTCGCGTGTTCAGCTTTAAGAATATTCATGCGTTCCACAATCATTTTGTGTTTGTTCATGATTGCATTAGATTGGGACATGACAACATTTAAACGCTGTTCATTAAATCCAATCTGTTTTTGAATTGCAAGTTCACCCGTAGTTACAGCTATTTTCCTCTGCTGAATAGCCATTCCTGCTTGCATAACAGTGTTGTATATATGCCCGACCGTCTTAAAAGCAATGAAGGCTCCGGTAGCCCACGCCATCCACTTTCCGACACTGATAATCCCCCGTCCCCATCTTTCCATTGTGTCGGCAATAGAACTAATGATGTTACGGATAGTTTCAAGCGAACCTTCTTCACCAAAATGCCCGATAAACATTTCCCATGAGTTATCAAGTTTTGCGAAAGCCTGAGTAATGGTCTCGGTGGTTCCTCCGAACTTTCTGTCCATTTCGCCTTTCATGTTTTTCAGGGCGTTAAGCAGAATGTCAATGGTCAGTTTTCCGGTTCTTGACCATTGCATTAACTCTTTCTGTCCTGCACCGACAACACCCATAGCTTTCCCGGCTTCTCGTGCCAAAGCTCTCATAAGTACAGGTGAGTTTTCCATTACGGATCTGAACTCATCACCGTCTAACTTACCTTTTGACAAAGCCTGAGACATCTGGAGCATTACGGATGCCGTTTCACTTGCGGTTGCCCCGCCTACTGTCAGTGCCTTTGCAAGAGTGTTGGTCATATCCACAGCTTCCTGTGCGGTAAAGCCGTATTTTTCGGTAGCCAACTGCACCTTTAGGAATGTTGTGGAAAACGCATCCATACTTGTTCTTGCGTCCTGTGCGGAACGATAAATCATATCCGTAACTTCAACGGCCTTTTCTTCGCTTTCATACAGTCCCCGGATCTTGTTTTTGACAACATTCAGACGGTCTAACTGTTCAGCCATGCCCTTAACGCCCTGAATGGTATTCTGAACAACATACACCATAGCGGCAACACGTCTAATATCCGAGATCGTGCTTTGCATGGATCTTGTGAGAAAGTTGAAACCTTCTCCCGCACGTCTTGCGGCGTTACCTAAATCACCCAAACCACGCCGCCCCGCACCAGTGGCACGATTAAGTCCGTTAATAGCGTTATTGCATTGTCTGAGATAACTTGCAAGCCGCATAATAGCGGGAATAAGAGCGCTCAGATCCCGAATAAGCTGTTGCAAGTTAGTAAGTCTTGACAAACCTCTTGCGAACGCATCAAACAACTGACGGAAGTTTGTTGTCATAGCGTTGGTTATCTGCAAACGTGAAAGCCTGTCAAGTTGGGTAACAAAAGACGTGAATCCACGGGTAACAGAACCAATTCCGCTTAACGCATTTCTCAAATTACCAATGGATGTTGCAAGCCTGTCCACACTCGGAAGCAACGGTGCGATACTTTGTGTGGTACGTCTTAAAGTAGAACGTAAATGAATTAAAGATGTTCCGAGTGCCTGCCAGTTGATATTCTGTATTCCTGAAAACCGGTTCAAAGCACCTTCTAACACCCTGAGACTTTGCGCAAGCTGATTGATAGGATTGACATTGATCGCCCCCAAAGAACGAATAAGCAGATCCAGTGTTTGATAAAAACCGTGAGCGGATTGCGGGTTCATACCACGCATAGCGGTAATCAGTTGGTTGACACTCTGAGCAAAAGAGGAGATATGACTGGTAGCGGGTATCCGTCTCACGGCGTTTGCAAGATTAATAACCGCCTGTCCGAACTGAGACCAATTACTGACATTTACATATCGCAACTGTGCATCAAGACTTAACAAACCTTTAACCTCAGTAACAAAATAAGGAATATTTGTGTTTGATGGCAGTTTGCTCAACGATCTGCCGAGCATGTCAAGTCCACGAGCAAGCATGGAAAAATCGGTAGTGATCTTAACATTGCCTATTGATTGCAGAAAACGGACAATCCCGTTCATTTCATTCTGATTAACTTTAATGTTGTTGAGATTGTTCATGGCGGTTATAAATTTGTCAAAACCGCTGGCATTAAAATTAAACTGAAAACCTGAGATACTTCCGAGAAAATCTTTAATCTTGTCAATATTGGTCTGAGACAGCCCTTTTGCGGCGTTTGAAAGCTGAGTAAGTCCGGATGCAAGCGTACCTAAATTACGGATATTGCCCTGAATATTTGCAGTAAAATCAATCTTCGGCAGATCCGAAAATTTGTTTTTGATGGCGTCTTTGATCTGTCTTTTTACAGATGCAAGGCTGTTTGCAATCGCTTTTGTGTCAACGTCTGCGAGTTTAAATTGATAATTAAACTTAATTACATGATCTTCTTCAGTAAGAGACTTAATCTTTTGTTCAATACCGCTAAGGGCTTTTTCAACCTTTTTATCGCCATCAAGAGATATGTTAGTTTTGACATTGATATTTTCGTCTGCCATTTTTCACCCCGTTACTTTATCCTTTTCAGCCCCGCATTAAACGAATCTCGGAATTTTCTTTGAACGTACTCATCCATGCTCTGTGAGTTAAGCGTTACCCCTGAATTGTATTTACCGAAATTGTTATCCACCATAAATCTTGTATAGTATCCCTGAAATTTCAGGCGTTTAATTTCAGTACCAAGCGGGGCTACAAAAGCATAGTTGCTAATATAAATAGTATAGCCGTTTTTGGACAGCGGTTGCAAGTCAGGATTAGACTGATTCGCCCTTTCTCGTGCGGTTGCCTCGGCTGTTGCAGAATGATACATAGAACTTCCGGTACTAGCCTGTGCAAGTGCTTTCAGATATCCTTTAGGGTTTTTGTAATACTTTCCGTGTATCTGATCGGCAGAATTTTTTGTAAGCGTAACATGCCATGAAAAAGCCGCATTACCGGTGGTTCCCCGTGTTTTGGCAATCAGATCCACACAGATATCCACGGCACATTTCAGCATTAACGCCCGAAGTTGTTTTCTGAATGATCTGCTTCCTTTTCCGAAAAGACGGGAACCTATTTTGTCTCCGAATACACTGGAATTGTAAAATGCGCCTCTTGAAGAACGCCCGCCCCGCAAAAGATTCAAAGCCTGATCAAGTCTTGCAATCTGCCTTGCAACTTTTTCTTCTCCGGTGGTGGTGAATCTTATGGCATACACAATCCCCCGAGACTCACCTGTGTTAAGATCCTGTTTTACAGCCATATACACCTCATAAAAATACAAATATCCAAAAAATAAAAAGGGATCATCCGATCCCTTTTATTTACTTGCGTTTCTTGCTTTCTGCCTTTTCCCGTTCTTTCTTTGCCTCATTAGCAACACGGGCAAGATAGTGATCGTCAAGTCCGGTGACAAAATATATAAGATTGTCCTCGGTTTCGGGATCGCACCGGTAATGTCTTGAATATGTCAGAATACTTGTGAACGGTATTGCTGACGGAGAAAAACCGCTTGTACGATCTCTTGCAAGATCCTTAAAAGCCTGAAAATAGAAAAACATTTCATGTTCAAGTTCCGGCGGCGGTTTACTGAGTTCTGTTTGTATTTTCTCGCTAACCTTGCGTCCGAACCTTTTTGCCATTTCCACGGCTCTTATAAGATCCTGTCTTTTCTGACTCCCGCTGTCATAGCAGTAATCAAAAAACGCAATCAGTTTTTTAAGGCGTTCTCACGGTTTCCGATCAGGAAATTGCTCACATCGGAACTCTGCTTCATAAGCCACTGAGCAACCTCAATGAAATCCGGATCGCATAAAAGTTCTTCTGCGGCGTTCTTGCTGAACGGAACCTCTTTACATACCGGAATCCCGTTTTCATCGCAGATATAAGCACCGGTCTTTTCATCAACCTCGGCAGGTTCCTTGATATTACGCCAATCCACAAGAAAGTGGTTTATATACGCCTTGAACAAACGCCTGTTTGCATCAACAAACTGAGCGGCGTCCGGAGTATCAGCCTTTGCAAGTTTCTGCAACTGAGCAAGGATCGGAGTGATCTGCGCCTGATAAGCACGTTCGTACACGGTAATACGCTTAACCTTAAATTCCGGCTTGGTTCCATCATCATTGACCGCATCTTCAAAAGTTACCCAAACGCCGGATGCTTCGGAGTTTTTGTTGGTCTTGTATTTGCTTAAAAGTCCACCCATTTTTTATTCCTTTATTTTACAAAATTAAGGGAGATAACACAAACACAATCATTATAACACATTTCATTTTTATTTGAACAAATAATAAAAAAAGGGGCATTTCTGCCCCTTGCTCTTTTTTTTGTTTATACAGCTTTATCCGAGGATATTGTGGTTTACAGCCATAGCAACATCTGGCAGATAACGGAAGTTCTGGAAAGCAAAAGTATAACCATACTTAGACTTTGCGCCGTTAGCGGTCAGATCCATTGTGATAGGCTCACCTTCAGACACGGACGGAATCGAAGATCCCATACCCATCATCGGAATATCGAATATAATTCCTTCATTGTTGCGGCTCATAATTACCTGCATACCAACGTCAACATTGTTCTGCATGGCGGTTATGGCTTCAACGTCTGAAAAATATACCGAAGGGCTTGCCGTACAATCAAATTTACCGACTGCCACATCAAACGCCCCCAAAACTCCAACAGCCTTCTGAGGAGAGGTGTTGTTGTTAATGGTGATATTGCCGGAACTCATGTAGGCAAACAAAGGATCGGGCTTGGTGGTTTCAGCGTCAGCGTCAACGATTGACAGACAGGCGAGGTACACTTCATTAGCGTTGTTGTAACCCTTTTCGTCCCACGGTTCCAAACGGGTTCCGGTGGCGAGAGTGCCCTTCTTTGTGTAGAACCGGCAACCGGTAAAGGTGTACTGGATCTTGGAAAGAGCGGAGTTTTCAACGGTAATGGTCATTTCAGAAGGAACACAGCCGGAGACATAAGAAGCCTGCGGGGTAGTCTGTTCCTGATCGGCGTAACCAAGACGTTCCTCAATGGTGTAGGTGGTACGCTTGATCTTGTCAATGTCCTTTTCGTTGTGAATGGTTATACCCCAGTAAATGTCAACAGTGGTAGCGGCTTCGGCGGTCAGGGCGGTGCTATTGGTAGTAAAGTCAAGTACGAGACCATCTTCCTCGATCTTACCAACACGGGCAAAGAAAGTACCGTTATCGGAGAACTTGTTGCTATCCCCACCGACAAAGATCCACTGACCGGGTTCGAGACCGAGTTCGTCAGCATCGGCGAAATTCAGTTTAACGTTTCCAACTACAGAAATGCTTGCGGAAACTTCATAACCGACAACTTCAAGCCAGCCGTCACCCACGGTTTCAGCGGTAACACCACTTGCGGAAATTACACCGGAATCAATGGCAGTAACCTTTTTCACACCATTATTACCGGCGGTTTCAAAACCGGAAGCCTTGACAAGAGATCCTACTTTCAGACCGGTAACAGCGTAAGAGGTATTACCGAGAGTGTAAGTTCCCGAACCGGCGGTAACAGTAGTGCCGGTGGTGTTCATAGGCTTGGTAGTCCACGGTTCATGAGCCTGAGCAAAGCAAAAACCCTGCATAAGTTCATTAGCGTTGTTCTGAGAAAGTTCCTGAGTAAAATCAGCACTTGCAGAAAGATCGGTGATAGCACCACGATTGTTCTGACGGTCAGGCCGGATAATGGTACGGGAGGTCTGAGTGGTTTCGCCGCCCACATCACCGATCTCAGAAGGTTCAAGCTGTTGCCATACCGGAGTAACAGGCAGAGTATTCAGGCTTACTTCCTTTGCCATGTAAAGACCCACGGAAGCGGAGTCAATTTTAAGTGTCTTAGTCATTTCAATGTCCTTTAGCTAAAAGAGGGAAAAAGAAAACAAAGCGTATTATACATCAGAATATTTTTTGTTGCAAAACAGGCTAAATAAACCATGTGTAGCCCGAAAAATCATCAGTTGAAACATCAGAAAATATAATCATAATCAAACCTCATTTTCACGATTATTCTGAAAAAATCCCGATAACGCTCATCATCTTCGGTAAAAGAAAAATCTGAAAAATTTATCTGACAGTCTGCGGGCGGTCTCCGGAACACATTCATAGTCCCCTGTGCAAGATCGTATGCAAGATCCATAGCGGTATTTGACGGGACATAAATACTCACGGTTACATACCCTGTCTGCCGGAATCTCCGCCGTCCTTCGGTTCCTGTCAGTGTAGCCTGATCCGCCATGACGTGAATGACATTGAGTTCGGCATACGGAACCTGATCATTCGGTGTTTTCATAGCCACGTTATCATAACCGCATTTGTATTTAAGTTGCTGTCCCCAGTAGTTATTGAACAATGTTTTGATATAGTTTACGGCATCTTTTGTATTCATATTACCTTCCCAAACCATACGAGAACAATATCACCTTTTCAGCCGGTTTCATGGTATCGGAGAAATACACCTTGTATCTTACCGTATTCTGCCCGCTCACGTCCTTTGCGAGAATATGTGTAGCCTCAGATAAATCAACAATCGCTCCGTTTTCGTCATAAACCGGCAAAACAAAGCATGACAGTTTATCGGTCAGCATGTCCTTGTCAAAGGTACTGTGAAAGCCGAAACGGGTTCCCTGAAAGTAAATACCCCGTACAGGCGGCATGATAACTCCGGTTGTTTTGTATGACTTAATCTTTTCCGGTTCTTCGGGATCGGGCGGAGTGATACGGAACGGCGCATCAGAATCCCCCGGATCAAGACCGAGAACAATTTCAACTTCGGTTCCGTATTTTGTAATCAGTTTTTTCGCCATGTTTACATATTTGACGTAATCTTCTTTCTGTGCCATAGTCTCCGCCTTTGACGTATTCGGGAAATTGTTTTGTTCATATCAGACCCGTTTAATTCCGGATACAGCGCATAACATTGGTCTGTTTCAGAAGTCTTGCAATAAGGCTGTCTGCAAGGGTGTAGGTTGCCCACAAAGAACCCTCGGCAGAACCCGGATTAAAGTATTCGGTATCAGTCTGCAAGGTTCCCACCTGTTCTTTCTTGCGTTTGATACGATCTCCGGTTTCGGTGGTTTCATAATTGACCGCAAGGCTCATTGTTTCCCCGTCAACGGCAATAGCATATTCACAAGCCGCCATCAGAAGCGGAGCGGGCATGATCGGAACGGTTGTTTTCTTACCGCTTATCGGATCAGTCTCAGTTCGTGTCCATTCGTCACGGGGGAATTCAAGTGTCTGATCCGGATAGAACTTATCTCCTTTAAACTGACCGAACCACCTTGCATCAATATACTGAGTAGCAACGATTATTCTGCTTTGTTTTGCGGTTGTGGTCAGTTCTCCCCATGAGGTAATACCCCGATTTTCAAAATAAGCGTCAGCGTATTCCACGCTTACATAGGCGTTAGCACCTGAAACGTCTGTTCCGTCTTCTACAATAAATTCAACAGTCATACCCGCTCCGTCCACTTGCCGTTTAATGTTATCAAGTATAAAAACAAAAACTGCGA